CGAGTTTCCTGTTCTTCAACAGGAGCTTCGCTTGCAATAATAGTGTCTTCAGGTTGAGAAGATTCAGGCATAGTCGGTTCCTTGGAAAGAAGTGAACGTCCAATCCCAATTGTGGGATCAGCCGGAATTGACACGAGGCTTAGTTCGTGCGGAGTCCAGCTAGTTGCAAGAACTCCTTCTTCTCTTTCCTCTACTTCATCAATCGAATAGCCAAAGGAAATACCTCTTAAAATGCCGTCTTTAACGTCATCTAGATACTGTTTGGCAAAATCAGAGCGCGAAAAGCGAATTTTTGCGTAAGCACGCTTTTCATCCTCGTCGAGATAGGCCCGCTCAACGACACCCAAAACTTTGTCTGGATTGTGGTTGAACAGGAATGGAGCGCCATCATTCAGGCGCATGAAATTAGGTGCCTGGCTGTCGTGACTCAGCACTTCTGAACCGAAATACCGAGAAACTGGATACTCTGAACTGAAAGGAAACTCAAAGGTTCGCTCGTCTAGCGAGCGAATTTGAGTGGCCTCAGTACGTTGCATCCGCTCACCAACTACTGAGCGACGCTCATCAGGCTGCTCGTCTCGAATAGCAGCAATCTTCGTCAAGGCACTAAATCGATGCCCGGCGAAAATATCAGTTTCTTCTCTGTCACGGTAAATAGCGATCAGAGCTGCTGGATCCTCCTCCGTACCATTGATCTCAAAAGAGCTTCCTGGTACGTCAATCTTGCCGTTTCGCTCAACTCGTGTGATTTTTCCACGAGCACGACCACCAGGAGTGTTCCAAGAAACAAAATCGCCTGTACTTAGATCGCCTGGCTTTGCTCTGTCCTCCGCCAATGGAAGAGGCTCAATCTTTGTCAGAGTGCTAAACCGGTGACCAACCCTGGTTTCAGTCTTTATGTAACCACCGTCTGGATCTAGACGGTAGACACAAATCAACGCTGCAGGATCATCTGCTGTGCCATTGACAGTGAAAGATGAATCTGGAACATCGATGGTGCCATCGCGTTCAATTTCCTCAATCAACCCTCTGGCACGTCCACCTGATGAATTCCAAGAGACATAGTCTCCTACCTTTAGAGCGTCAGGTGCCGCTCTTTCCTGTTCTTGCTCCATAGGGTCCAAGAGTTCTTCCCCATTATTGCTAATAAGTTGTCTACCTTCTCGTGCTTTCTTGATTCGCTTTGAGCGTGCATCGGACCAAGACTTGCCAGGATCACCGCCCCACGCTGCCCATGCAACCCTGCCATTGCTTGGATAACCGTCTTCACCAGGCCTGAAACCCTTGCCCTGCTTATCTACTTCGTGTCTCGCAAACCAAGCTGACATCGTCACAACCGTGTCTGCACTTAGCTCATTGCCACTCAAAATCTGAGTGGCACGAGTACGAGCAACATCAGTGCCACCACCTTCGCCTTCAGATTTCCAATCCCTATAACGCTGAGCCTCAGTCCTCATGCCCTCATTGGGCATAAGGTCAATCTCAACTCCGTTTACGTTTGCCATTGCTCCGCTTGCGGGTGGGCTGTGGTTCCTCTGATTCAAGCAACTCAAGCTGTGTGCCTTCGTCTGTCAAGTCCAAATCCTTGTCGAGCTTGATACCTGCATCAGAAGCGAACTGCTGCTCTCTGGCTAGTGCAGTGATCGTCTCGTCATAATCACCGCCGCTATAGGACGAAATGACATCAGCCTTGCTTAGGTAACCAGCTTGTTCTGCTTCACGGAAAGCCTTCACTTCCTTCAGCGGATCAACCCAACTCCAACCTCTTGGCATCCATTTCGCTTGGTTGTAGCGAGCAGGACGCAACTCAAAATCAGGGAAAGGCAGTTCTCCTGACAAAACTGCAAGATTCAGCCACTCCTTGAATACCCGTCGGTGAAGGCTGTCGATCAAATATTTCTGCACTACTCTCCAATGCTCACGATCCTCCAGAAGAGAAAGCCTTGAACTGCTGTAGTTGGTGTCACTAAAGTCACGACTCAAGGTTTCGTATGAACATCCAAAACCAGATGCAAATCGTCGCACCTTGTTCTTGACGAACATCTCGAACTGTTGATCTGGCGAGTCAATATCGGGGACTGATACAGATTCTCCGGGTGAAAGGTACTTAAAAGTACCAGGCTCAAATTCACTAATGCGCTGGTTGTTCTCAACGTCATCAGCGATAAGCTCACCCTCATTGTTTGTAATGAATCCCATGATGCTCGCACCTGCACGGGCACGAATAACCGCAGCTTCTTCGTAACCCTGTAATTGATGTGCATCAGCCATCACACTATGGAACCAAGGCACACCCCTGTTCTGACCAGGGCGCTCAGGCATAAACAAATGGATTACATCTTCTGCTGGCAGCAGTACATGCTTCCTATTAGGTGAGGTGCCCCCCTGGAAAAAACTATCCCCAGGATGACGAGTCAAAATGGCATAACGAACAGGGCGACCCCATTCATTAACTTCAACTCCATTGCGCCACTCATTTGACTTAGCGCTTGTTTCTCCCTGGTAAGACTCATCCAGAAGATCGCTTTCCAACATCTGGAGACCTAATGGGACCTTTGACTCGCCAAAAGGTCTACGAATAATTCGGAACATTGCTTCACCTGACTCGCACATCGCGCCAGTAGCAAGCCACTCAAAATCATGGAAGCTATAACGACCCGAACAATCACAAGCATTAGGCCTTGTCCAATAAGACCACTTAGCTTCAATCTCGTTATTAATTCTGTTGTCTCGCTTGCTCCCGCGCAGTTGAAGCACCTGTGACTGCAACTTGATTCCAGTGCCGATCACATTGATTT